TAAATCCGTCTTTAATTAAAAAATATAATTCGTCTAATATTACTTTACTATATTGCGAAGAAAGGCCGAAAAAACTCTACCCCAAAATTGATGGCAACATCAATTAGTTCTCCTGACGGGGTTTGTATTTTTTTGTTTAAATCTAATCTTGGTTCAACGTCAGATGAAAATTTTCTAATAAATTTTGAATCAGCGATTGGCATCATTGTAATATATGTTGATATCATATTCCTATCTGTAGAACCATTAACTGAAACTATTTGAGATTCTAATTTTCTTGTAATTATTGGTTTTGTTATTCCGTTTGGATAAACACTTAATTCTTTATCTATTATTGCTTCTTCACCGTAAGTTAATAACTTAATTTGAACCGTGTCATTTGATGTTGGTAAAACTGTGGTAAAAAATCCGTGTTCGTCTGGTTTTTGTTCTACTTTTTTTATGTTCATTTCACTTAAATCAACAACTGATTCAAACCTTTTTCCTGTTATTGGGTCTAAAACGGAAACACCATAGTTTGTCCCGAATGCTGTGTTTCTTAAAAATAATAAAATTGCTTCAATGTCTCCCGTTAACATATCATCAATTCTTAAGTCAGGTTCAAAAACTTTATTTCTTAATAATTGTGAAATTAAATCTGAACCACCAAAATTATTAGATAATAATAAATTTTCATCTAATGCGGTTAAATAACCTACTTTAACAGTTTTCTTTTTATTTTTGTAAAAAATTCCTTGTGAAGGAAGTGGTACCACATCGTGTGGTAGGTTAAAATTCATTTGTCCGTATTCTTTTTCGTTATTCATAAAAAAAAGCCAGGGTTAGTCCTGGCTTTAAATATAAATAAAATATATTTTTTGTAAATATTAATAAACCAAAATACAACGGTCAGGTCTCATAGAAACTTGTATTTTTTGTAAACCGTCTTGTCCATAATCCAATCCTTGGAAATCAGCTTTAGTTAAAAAACAACCTTGCATTATCCATTTTTCAACCGCAACTCCAGTTGGGTCTAACATTTCTAATGTAATGTCTTTTTTATATCCCGCAGCATATCCCATACGACCTGTAACTGATTCAGCGTGTAAACGTACCCATTCCATTAATGCTTGTGCCGCAGACGGTCCTATAGGGTCACGGAAAGTCACGTTAATTTCACCCCATTCAAATTGACCTGCAACATAAGTTTTTGTATTCAAAAATGGAATCTCTGTTGATTTTATTGTTATACTTGGACGTGCTGTTGATTCAACATACCAAGAATTAATACCCAAAGAAGATGGAAACGTAAGAATAAATCGATTGATTCGTTTCGGTTCGTATGGGTCGGGCATTTTCATTAATAAATCAGCCATATCTTATTTCTATTATTTTTTATTTTATTTTAGTTTATTTTTCTTATAAATATTGACTATTTGGTTTTTTTCGTCATATATTTCCTAGGCGTTCTAGTTTATTAGTTAATTATTTATTTAATATCTAGTTTTTATATTAGATTTAGTTAAATATGTTTGTACTGGGCTTTCTTTACCAAATTCTTTAGCTAAGAACTCCTTAACTTTTTCTATGTTTTTTAAGTCGTCGTCAGAAAACCCTATTTTTGGTATCACAAAATTATTGGACACGTCATTTTTGAACAATACTTTCCCACCCAAATCCATTGACAACTTTTTTACATATGAAATAAAATCCCTCAAAGCAACGATTTTCCCTTCTTCAGGATTTGCTTCAGCTCCTGTACCAAATGAAACAGGATGGAATTTACACATATCCAAATATTCTTTTATTAATGTTTCGTCATCTTTAATATCTTCACCTGATAATTCTCTATAGTCTTTAAGTGATTGAACTAATTTTTCTTGGTCCAAACCACCAATATCGTTTTTAATTAAACGGTACACCGCTTCTTTTAGAATCTCAGGGTTGTGACCCCTTGCGGTAATTATTGCAAAAATTGACCCTCCATTGATACACTCAACAAAATCGTCCCATGATGGACCAAAACTTGCCACCAATACATCTTCCAAAAATTGTTGTTCCCCTTCACCTCTGAAGTTTCTGAAAGGATTTGATGCATAACCAACTACGTTTTTACCGTTATATACAAAAGGTTCTTTACCTAATTGATGTCTATATTCTGCAAAATCTTCAGTAGATATACCCAATTCATTACCTTCATTATCTACCACCATAATCTTTGTTGGCATGTTCATTACATTATCATCCCAATCAAAAGCATAGTATTTGTTGTCAGGTAACTTTTCAGGGTCTAAACCTTCATAAATACGTAATAAATTTTTTCTAACAATTTTTTCTAAAATCATTTTTTACCAATAAGTTTTTGAATAATTCTTTCTAATTGTGATTCTGTAACTATTACAGATTGTGGTTTGTCAGAATAAGTTTTTTTACCGTCTGTTTTTACATTAACGTTTTCAAACAATGTTTTTTTTGTGAATTTCATATTTCTTTTATTTTAAATAGTTGGGGGTAAGAAAAATCTCACCCCCATAATTTATTAAATGTTTTCAAATGATGCTCCTGATGGTGTAATCAAGAATTCAATATCAATGAATTCAAGAGCTTTTGTTGGTTTAAGGTAAATCTTACCTGTCATTTGGTTTCTGTCTAAGTCTTCAGGTGTGTTTGTAACAACAACTCTAAAGTCAATCAAACCTCTATCTCGTCTAATTGAATCTAATATTGGGTTAACAGAATCCAAGAAATCTTGTCTTACTTTATCATCATTTTGTTCAAACAACAATCTAACCGCAACTGCTGAAATTAACTTACGAGCTTGTAACAACAATCTTCTAACGTTAATTCTATCAAGTGCTGATTCAGCGATTTGAGTTGTCTTGTTACCCCAAATAACTGTTCCAACATCAGAGAATGTTGCAATTGGGTTAATATGACCTTGATAAAGTACATCTCTATCTTCTTGAGTTAGTTTCTTTCTTGCTTTAATTGAATTCACTAAACCTCTTGTGTAACCCGCAGATGCGAACCAAGGGAATGCTATGTTGTCAGTTAAAGCCAAGTTTCTACAAACTTCCGCAGTTGGTGGAAGGTAAATTTGTGTGTTGTTTACTGTATCCCTTGTTAATACCCAAGGATAATATGTACAAGTATAGTTAGAATCTATTCCAGTATTTTCCAAATTATCTACCGCTTCTTGTGGGAAGTATGCGTCGTTTACATTTGTACTCGTAGGAACAAACATGTTGTAGTCAGGACATGTCATAATGTATAATGAATCCGCTCTTTCATTTTCAATCATATCAATAGCATCTTCTACAAGATTTGAGTTTGATACGAAATCAATACCTGGAGTTACAAATATGTTAATGTTAACCGCTTGTGGGTTTGCGAATGTCTGTTGACCTAACAAGTATGCGTAATAATCAGTGTTCGCCCAATCAGTTGAGTTTCCTTGAACTGTTATTTTCTTGAACGCCCCCCAACCTGTAGCGGTAGGGAATTGTGATGTTGGTGCGAAACCTCTTAAGAAACCTGAACCACCAACAATAAAGTTATCACCGTTTGTTCTGTATTCTCTGTAGATATCCCAACCATCAAAACCACCAGCAGGAACCAAAGTGAATTTTCTACCACTAAGTCTATAATATGGACTTGTTGGGTCTGTTGGTTCTGAAGTAAACGGATAGTTACCAACTTCAAATGCTGAAGTACCTGAAGTACTATATGTGTTAGGTATTGTAACAACAGTTGCTCCTGAGTCTAAATGGTAACCTTTTGACAAATATGCCCAAGGATTTGAACTTGTTGCAGTTGCCAAATCATTAGGATTTTGTTTACCTTTGTAATCAAAATATGTTTGGTCGATACCAACAGTATTGGATATACCTAAGTATGTTCTGTTTATCTTATCTCCTGAACTTACTTGTTGTGAACCAAATGGTGGATAGAATGTTGGTTCTCCTGTAGTTTCATATTGTGTTTTATATATTGGGAATGGTGAATTTACACCGCTATATGTTCTTAATGGGTAACCTCTAAATCCACAAGGTAATGCGTCTACAGGTGCTTCAGGATTTAATTCTAACATTACATATTTAGAACGAACCTGATATTCACCATCACTAGTTCCTATTTTAACACCAATGAAACTATTGTTAGCTGGGTTCATAGAACAATTTGTAAACTTTTCTAAGAAAACAGGATTTTGGTCTGTATCATCAAAACTTCTAATTCCAACATCAAAAGTTCCGTTATTAAAAGAAACATTCAAAATTGAAATTTTTATTTCAGCGTTTGCTGCGTTACCGTCAGAAATTGATATAAATTTAAATAAGTCGTAAACTGTGTTACCACGTAATTCGGAAACAAGATATGGTGTTTCAGGTGTTTGATATTGTTCTAAATACCAACCAATTGATGTGTTTGTTGAATTGTCATCTTGAGCCGATGGTAAATCAACTAAAGAACTACCAATACCTCTAACATAACCCATTTTGTATCCATAGTTTAACATACTACTATATTCTTCTTCAACAAATAAAGGAACATCAGTTCTATTTTTTCCGAAGTTAGATAATCCAAATACTTTTGAAACATAATTTGTATCTGTCTCATCAAGTGATGTTTTAAAGTTAAATGTTTCACCTTCATATGTTATACCTGAAATTGCAAATGCCCCATAAGGTGTTTTTGTTGTTCCTGAATAAACACCTGACAAATCAATAATTACATCTGTTGAACCTGTAACTTGATAATCAGGATTTGTTGAGTCACTATAAGGTGAAATACCTCTTGAACGTAAAGTCGCCAAAACAACATTATTCCAATCTGTAAATGCGGTACCAACTTGTGTACTTGCGGATATTGTAACTGAACCTGAAAATTGTCCTACAGTACCAAAAGCACTACCCGATAACGAACCAACCGCAACACTGAATGAATAACCACTGTAGTTATTACCTGTTGTTGGGTCAAACTGTGAATAATACCAAAAATCATTGTTTCTACTTGAATATGAAGTATTAGCATCTTTCATTGATGGTACATTCCATACGTTAGTTAAACCTGTATATCCAGCACCTGTTAAGGTATTATATGTTGTATCATCCAAAGTACCAAACACATAAGCTGAAGTTCCACTTGTTGATTGACTACTCATTACTGATTTAACAAAAGTGTTAATCTGTGATTGAATTGTAGTTGTAGAACCACCCGATAATGTTTGAGCG